CGATCAGGCTGCCGTCGGAGACGTCGACGCCGGTCTCTGCGGAGTCCAGCGCCTCCGCCAGGGTTCCCGCGGCGGTCTCGTCGGCCGAGTGTCCAAAGAGGCCCGTAACCGCGATCGCCCGCTGGTGTGTGGCGCCCGCCTGGAACACGGCGGACGACTCCAGGTCGACCTCGATGTGCGTGTACGGCGGCTCCTCCTTGCCGTCGGACCGGCGCAGGAAGTAGTCGCTGGCGGCGATCGTCGTTCCCCCGGCCACCAGTGCGCTGACCGAGATGAGCTCATTGGCACCCAGCCACAGCCGCCACGGACGTGAGTACTGGAAGTTGGGCCAGTCGAAGTACCGTGTGTCCAGCTCCGGGTAGAAGCGACGGCGAAGCTGGCCCTCGACCGAGCGAGAGGATCCCTCGATCGCCCGGTCAACCTGCGCGTCGTTGCGCGCGGTTTCCCTGCTGTCCAGGGCGGACTTGACGTCCTCCCTGGTTGCGTACCAGACGCCCATCCTGTGTCCTTGCTTTCTTGACCGGCTCGCCGTGGCGAGGCGGGAGAGCGAGTATGAAGTTGTCCCGCTGGTCGACTACCAAGCCAGCGTGTTTCGGTGTTCCAGGGAGGTCTCAGAGCCGGTACAAAAGGTTCTGGGACCAACCAGGCCGCCGAAACTACTTGGCGGTCTTCGCTGTCGTCGCCTTGACGGGCGCCGGCTGCTCCAGCGCGGTCACGCGCCGTTCCAGGTCGGCGACCACCTTGACGAGGTCACTCAGGTGGTTCACCTTGCTCAGGTCAACGGACATCGTTCGGCCTCCAGCCGTCGAATGGGCAGTACGGCTGCCCGTCGGGACCGCTTCGCAGTGGCTCGCCGTCGTTTGGGCAGGCGACGGGGTTGCTCCGCTCCTCGTTCTTGAAGTACTCGTACTCCTCGGCCGAGGACCGGATGACGGCGAGCCAACCTTCGAAGCCCACGTTGCGCTCCCTACGCCGCCGCAGACACGCTGGCGCCGTCGTCCAGCGGTAGGTACCACAGGTTCCAGGTGATCTCCCCACCGACGGGATCGGCGGAGAGGTTCTGGTGAATCTGACCCGGGGTCAACGACAGCGGATCCGTGAAGAACGGGTTGCACTGTCCAACTGCTCCCGCGACCAGCAGAGCGCCAACGGACTCCACGGTTCCGGCGATCGTGTACTGCTGCTCCACGGCATCCGAGGTGATGGCCGTAGCGGTGCACAGGTCGAAGTCGGCACCCGTCGCCGTCGGGTCGAAGACGAGCTTCAGGTTGGAGACCGTGGAGCCGATGACCACCGTTACGAAGCCGAGAATGCCGGTCACGAGCACCTTGCCGCCCGCGATGGTGAACAGCGGGTCCTCGCCGTTGATCACCACACCGGTGGCCTTGGTGACCTTGAACCCGAACTGGGCCTTCAGGAACGCGCCGCCTGGGTTGAGAACGCTCATGTCACACCACCAGGTTGCTGGCGAGGTTCGCCGGGTAGCGCTGCACGGTCAGGTCGTGGAGGATCGCGATGAGAATGCCACCGTCCACCGTGACCTCGACGCAGTTGAAGCCGTCGGTCAGCTGGCTGGCGTGCACGGTGAAGACCATGCAGTCGTTCGTGGTGTCGTCGCCCAGGTCCAGCGTATCGTCCTGCTCCGCCATCGCCGTCCAGGTGCCGCCGATACCCGGCGCCTTGAACGGGTAGTTGGTGACGTCCAGGGCCTGCTCGCTGGCGCCGTCGATGGACTCCTTGATGGTCGCGATCGTTGACCCGTCGTCCTCGTAGGTAACGAACGAGACCGCGCTCGCGTTGGTGAGTGGAATGTGAACACCGGACGCCGCCGGGATCACGTTGAAGACCCTTCCGAGTCCGTACACTTGGTCACCTCTCCGGGTGGGGTTTTAATGCCACCCTTCTGAATTGGCCCCGGGAGGGGCTTGATGCGATCTCCTGCCTCCCGGAGTTGGTTTGCTACGCGCGCTCGGCGAGCGTCACGTACGGAGACAGCGTTGCGGTGCTGCCGTTGGCCGGTGTCAGCGCGGACTTCATCCAGGGGCGACCGTCCGCCCGCTCGATGACCCGGTAGACCACCATGTCGTTGCCGAACTTGTAGTGCGTTGACGACTCGACCCGCATCTCCTGGCGGTCGCCGACGAGGTACTGACCGAAGTCGATGAACGCGAGGTCACCCTGGTCGCCGAGCTTGTAGGTCTTCTCGGTGAACAGAACCGGGCGACCCAGGATGCTCATCGGCGGACCGGATGCGCCGTCGCGCAGCCAGACCGGGCCGCCGCCGGTGCCGACGGTCAGGGCCATCGTGGCCAGCTCCGGGAACGTGTCGATCGCCGCGACCCAGACCGCGCTACCCAGCGAGCTGGGCAGCATCCGCGAGAACATCTTGACGATGTTCTCCCAGACGATCGTGTCCGCCAGCTGGCCGGACTCCTTGGTCACGGCGATGAGCGCCGTGTTGTCGCCGTGGAGGGCACCCAGGGGGCGACCGACGCCGTTGCCGGTCAGGAACGCCAGGTCCTCGAAGAAGGCGATCGCCTTGGGGAACGCGTTGTCGATGAAGTCGCCGAACGCGACTGGGGCGTCCTGCGGCAGCTCGCTGGGCACCTCGCAGTAGGACACGAGCTTGTTGGCGTCCAGGACCGTGCGTCCGAAGCGAGCCTCGGACTCGGGAAGCGCCTCGCCCTCGGCCACCCAGGTGCCCGTGATGCCGCCGTAGACGGAGCCGGAGTGCGTGGTCTCGTCGATCGCGGGGAACGGCACGCGCGGCGCGTCCATCGTGACGACCATCGCCTTGGGCCGGACGATCGCCGACTCCAGGGAGTTCTGCAGAAGCGTCGAGCGGAGCACCTCGGGAACGAGGAAGCCGCCCTTGGACGGGTCCGACGTCGAGTAGTCGTTGCGGATCCGGTCCCACTTCTCACGGTGGGCGGCGTTCGCCTTGGGCGACACCGACGCGAAGTAGTCCGCCAGGCTGTCGAACTCGTTGTCCAGCGCGACGCCCCGGGCGTGCTTGTTGTAGGCCGTGCCCTTGTGCGTCTTGGTGCCGGTGCCCAGGTCGAGCTTGCCACGGTTGGTGAGGACGCCCTTGTTCTCCTTGAGCATCTCCGCCAGGACGATCTGCGTCTGCTCCTTGATCTGCGCCTGCAGGTGCTCGCCCTGCTTGGCCAGCTGCGCCTGGGCGTAGTTCTTGATGAACTCACCCAGCGACTTCGGCGTCTTGGCGATCTCGCTCAGCTTGGTGGTGTCGAGGAGCATGGCCTCCAGTTCGGCCGCGCTCGCGGGAATGGTAGGTGCGGTCACTGGAAGGCCTCCTGTAGTGCTCGCCTTAGTTCCTCGGCGTCGACCCGGAACGGGTCAACGTCGTCGATGGGAGCCGGCGCGTGGTTGCGTCCGGCGTAGTTGAAGATGCTCAGGTCCCAGCTGTTCTGGGACTCGTCGCTCGCGCCGCTGACCTCGTCGGCCAACCCGGCCCTGACCGCCTCCTGGGCGTCGTACCAGGTCTCGTTCTTCATGGCCTTGCGCCACTTAGCGGCCGTGCCGCCGCGCCGCTCCGCGTAGATGTCGGCGATGCTGCCGCTGGTCTTATCCAGCAGGTCCGCCAGCTCACGCATGTCGTCGGCCTTGCCGATACCCATCCCGGACGCCTCGTGAATCATCAGCTGCGAGCCGGTGCGCATGATGATCCGGTCGCCGGCCATCGCGATGACGGACGCCGCGCTCGCCGCGAGGCTGTCCACGTAGGACGTCACCGTCGCTCGGTGGTGCAGCAGGGAGTTGTAGATGGCCACGCCCTCGAAGGCGGAGCCCCCCGGGCTGGACAGGTGCAGGTCGATGGCCTCGACGTTGAGGGCGTTGACCTCGCGAGCGAAGTCGGCCGCCGTGACGCCGAAGTACCCGATCTCGTCGTAGATGTAGACCTCGGCGCGGCCGTTGGAGGTGGCGTTCTCGATGCGGTACCAGTCGGTCCGCCCACGCCGCAGCTCCGCCACCGGGCGGGCCAGCTTAAGCCACTGCTGGTTCACGTGCCGCCTCCACCTCCTGCATCCGCATCCGCGGAAGTCCACACACGTCCGCCGCGTCGTCCGGGTCCGCACCCGCACTGACGAGGGTGGCCCAGGCGCCCGTCTTGCTCGTACGCTCCGCGTTCTCACTCTCACGGTCCTGCGGCACGGGGTTCTCGTAGGCAAACTCGACGCCCTGGCCGGTCGTGCCGAACAGCGGTAGGAAGTCGTTGTTGAGCGCGCTCTTCCAGCGGTCCAGGCGGGGGACGGTGATGGACTCCGCGAACCAGGCCTTGGACGCCTCCGCCGTGGCGCGGTTGACGTCGTCAACGTCGCCCAGGGCGAACTTCGCGATGCCGAACGCCTCGCGGATCATGTCCCGTGACAGGTGCCGCAGCTGGGTGAACTGCATGTCGCGGTTCGTGTAGGTCCGGTCGACCCACTTGTGGCCCTCGAGGATCGCCACCCGGTGCGCGGCCGCGACTCCCCGGTGCTGCTCCGCCCAGCGGCTGCGCAGCTCCTCGAACTCGTCATCACTCAGGCGACCGTCGGTCTCGATGATGCCGCCCGGCTCCGCGCTGTTGAGGAAGAAGTTGCGGTTCCACTCGGCCGAGAACCGCGCCGAGTCGATGTCACGCATCACGGCCTGCACCGGTCCAAGTCCCCGGTAGGGGTCCTCGGGGTCGGGCAGGCGAAGCTGGATGACCTCATCACGGGCCAGCGGCACGCGCTCGCCGTCCGGGCCCCGGTAGACGTACCCAGCGAGGAAGTCCTCCTTGCTGGGTACGACCTCCATGCGGTCCGGGCGAACGCACCACAGACCCAGCGGGATGCTGCGGAGCGCCGGGTTGCGCTCGACGATCAGCCAGGTCTCACCGGTCAGATCCTGGTGCTGCTGGCCCGCCTCAACCAGCTCGCTGCGGGTGTAGAAGTCGTTGGGCCTGTTCCAGATGCGCAGGGCTAGGTGGTCCTCGACCGGCTGCACGTTCGGCTCGTCGCAGAGCGGACACGTGACCCCGGAGTTGGGACGCGTGAGGCGGTGCATGTGCCAGTTGACCGCGGCGGTCTTGGTGGACGTGCGGTGCACGATCGAGAAGACCGTGCCCACGGATCCCATCGTCTGCAGCTGCGACGTGCGATCCCGGCCGCGAGTGCCCGTGAACAGGCCCGCGCCTACACCGGAGCGAGCTGCGTACGAGACGGGCGCCTTGTTTACGAGGCTACCGAGGACACGAATAGGTGACCGCACCTAGTCACCACCTAGGGCCTCGAGGATAAGCACGCAGATGCCGGCCACCGCGAACCCGGCGATGCTGTTCCACTGAAATGCCGCGATGTCCAGAAGAGTAAATCCGGTGAGCGCCATAACGGTGGTCCGGACCCGGCGCCAGGACGGAAGTCGCCTGGCCAGAGCGGTTACCAGGGCCAGAATGACAACGAGAATGGGGCGCCGAGTACGTCCGGGTCGCTCGCGTCGTTCCGCGCGACCGGCGTTCCAGGCCTCAGTGAGCGTTGTCAATGTCGCCGCCTCTCCGTTTGAATGTACCAGGCTGGAGAGAAACCACTCGGCTAGACCTTAGAGCCAGCGCACCGTTCCGCGCGTTCGGCCGTCTCGCGCCATTACCAGGTAGCGAGTTGCGTCCAGTCCGTGGTCGTCCTCCTTAAGCGGTTCCTCCTTGGCCGGGCGGCCGT